AGTAACTAATCATAATGGTAGTAATAAATCTAATTATTACAAGAGAGTAAAAATTAATAAAAATACTTTAATTAATGATGATTTAGATAATGAAGCTTTCTCTTTAATAGACGAGTATTATCAAAATTACTTACGCCCTACAGTTTTGAGAATAAGTTTATTTATATATTCTCCGCAACAAGGTATATATTATCATAAGCATAGTAAAGATGATGAGGTTTGTTGTGTTTATCTTTACCCTGAAAAATCAGTAGCTACACTATTTAAAGAATACCCCACTCCTACCTGGGGGTTGAATCGTGCTTCTATTTTTAGCGGAAATACTTTACACGGAGTAAGTTACGATTCTGAGGAATATAGAGCAACATTAAGTATTAGAACAAAGGAAAGTTAATGCCTGAAGGTCCCGAATGCACTCGTACAGCTCGTCAAGTTGATCGGGCTGTACGCAATAAGAAACTTGTTAATTTAAACTTTATATCTGGTAGGTATGTTAAAAACTTGCCTACAGGCTTTGCTGATTTTTATATAGCACTTGAGGAACAGCGACTACCTGTAAGGGGGGTATATAATAAAGGTAAGTTTATCTGGTGGGAGTTTGGAGACTTATTACCCATTTGTTATATGTATACCACGCTTGGCATGAGTGGCAACTTTAAACTTCAGCCTTCAAAACATACAAGAATTGCTTTTTATTTTGACGATGACTCAGCTGTTTATTACAATGATATGCGTAATTTTGGTACTGTTAAGTTTGTATTTAGTGATAAAGATCATTCTAAAAAGTTGGCGTCTATTGGTCCTGATATGCTTAATAATCCTTGTACTTTAGAAGAGTTTATTCGTTTAGCGCGTAAAAAACCAAAGTGGACAGCAGTAAAGTGGTTAATGGATCAAAGTCAGATCTCTGGTGTTGGTAATATTTATAAATCAGAATCTTTATTTTTAGCAGGATTAGCCCCTCATCGATTAATGGAGTCTTTTACTGATGAAGAACTTCAAAAACTTTATTTAGCTGTGTGTCAGATTTTAACTGCTTCTTATGAAACTGGCGGAGCAACTATTAGAAACTATTCAGATCTTTACAATAATCATGGTCAGTACACTCGTTTTGCTTCTTCACCAAATGAAATAGTTGATGCTAGAGGAGGTCACGTAATGGTATATAATCAAACTGTAGATATCTATGGTAATCCTGTTCAACGAGTAAAACTTAATGATGGACGAACAACATTTTGGTCACCTAAGGTGCAACACTAATGACTGTAAAGCCCACTTTTGCTTTCCAACTATATAAAGATGAAGGTTTAATCTCTTGGCTAAATTATTATGCAACTGAAAAAAATGATTTTAAAGGAGACTGCGAGTCTCAGTCTTTAACGTTGTGTTGGTATCTTTTACCTCTTGATTTAAAGTGTTTCGCTGCTCAAATATCATCTGTTCACACTGTGGTTTATTTACCTTCTTCATACTACATTGATATTAATATTGGTTGCGTTTTTAGTAAAGATTTTAGTAAAATGATAAAACTTTCAACATTTAGTAAAAAATCTTTCCACAGACTCTGGGGAAAGAATGGGTTAATTAATTTAAATGACCCTTTTAATTATATAGCAGTTGTACCTGTCGAATTTTAATGGAGATGTAAATGCCGTGGAAAAACTATGATCCTATTCTTCAAATGCCTCATTGGTATGGCAATTTACCCACTGACGGTTTACTAATTCCTACTACAGATGATATTGCGTATACTATGAATAGGGATTTTAGGTGGGCATATAATAAACTTACTATTGCTCTAATGCAAAATATCCCTTGTGGGCCTGTCGGAACACTTCCTACTGAGTACCCTGTCTGTGTAAAACCTATTATGAATTTGATGGGCGGGTCGATTCAGTCCGAAGTTTGTCATAACGAAGAAGACTATAGCAAAATTTCTAATCCTGGTTGTTTTTGGTCACGCTATGCTATGGGTGAGCACTATTCTATTGATTTTTTACTTGATCAAGGTCATAGTGCAAGACAGTTTGTTTTTAGAGGAGAAAAACTTCAACATGGAGCTTTTGATTACTGGGAGTACATCGGTGAATTAAAAGATATTATTGATCTTGAAGCAAAAACTATACTTCACCGTTTTGTAGACCAAAACTTTTTTGGGTACTCAGGTGTTGTCAATATTGAAATAATAGGCACTCAAATTATAGAAGTACAGCTTAGAATGGGAGATATTGATAGATTTGGTGATGTTAATATCATGCAAACTGTATATGATCTATATAATGAGAACGATGTAAGTTATATGTATAAAGATAGTTGGGGATATACAGGAAGTTTTTACTTAGCAGCACTATTTGCTCAGCACGCAGATAACTTTACTTTAAATTTTGACGCACTTGACTATATTATTGGTGACTATGTTACTTATTATCAAATAGATGATCCTAGTCTATGGCACACTAATCCCTCTCATGGGAAGAGGGTTGCATTGTTTTGTGGAGATGATTGGGATAGCGTAGCATGGGCAAGAAACATTGCGGCAGCTATGTTCAAACCAGATATTGATGGAAAATACTTATCTCCACTAAAGGACTATCAAGAGTTAAGTCTTTAGTTGCATATTAGCCTTATTTTTGTTATATTATTAAAAATAAGGAGATATCATGAAACAGTACAGACCATCTAAGATTACAATGCAAGAAGATCATGACCGCTGGTTAATGAAACGTGGAGTTCATCCTACTCAACTTGCTAAGAAACTTAAAGTTTCTCCAAACTTTCCAGATTATACTTGTGAACGTGTAGCTCAAACTTCTGATGTAGTTGGTAATGGTTTTGTTGCGTCTAAGAAAAGATACTCTGGAGCAGGTGTACATATAGGTCAGGCGTACAACAAAGGTAATTTAGTAGTGCTCTCACAAAAAGAAGCATCAGATTCAGCAACAGGAAAACGTAGAACATGAGTCATTTTTTTGAAACAAGAACTGAAGTAACAAAATATGCAAATGAGTTTATTAGGCGCATTGAAAAGCATTGTCAGGAAGAGATATATGTAAATTTTGAACTTGCATCTATTAAACTTGATTGGGATAAGAAACGTAGATCGTCTCGTGGAGGTATGTACGCAGATGGTCCTGGCATCAACATAGCTATGTGGCACTTATACAACCCAATCAATGAACTACATAGAGTATACGAGTACGCATCTTTTGACTCAGATCCAGAGATAGGCGGCTTTTATACTCGTAACAAATGGCATAGACTTGAGATGGTGCTTTTACACGAAATTGCTCATGCTCTTCAACACTATTCATATAAGCTAAACAACTTTAGGTGTAAACCGCACGGACCAACTTGGAAAAACTTTTATCGTCGTCTTCGTAATATGTTTCTTAACCCTTATCTCGAACCACAACACGATGCGCAAGTTGAATATCAAGATATGATTGATGAAGTTGTAGGTATCAAATCTGATCCTCTGTCAAGACGTGCAGCAAGTAGATAAGTTTTTTGTTTGCAGAATAATTAAAAATCAGATAATATATACAATGATTCATGCTTTTATGTTAGTAGTTCTTTTAGGCGATGCTCCTTTAAATATAGGAGCACCAATGTATTTTAGATCTATTAATGATTGTAATTATTATGCTTCAAGAGTAGTAAAAAAATATGGCAATTATCGGTATGAAGATTATCTACCAAAAGAGCATAGATCAACAGCATATTGTAAACCTGTTTATATAAGCGAAGACACGGAGACACTATACTAATGGCAAATTATGTATTAAGAAAAGGTAAGTTCAGTTATGAAATTGCAAAATTTGAAGAATCAAGCTATCCAGCTGATATATATCGCATCTCTGATCGAAAATGCTATTGTCCTTCTCGTTATAGCACTTGCAAGCATTTAAAGATTTTTAAATCTTGGGAATCTGACAACTATTCGATTGGTTCAGTATATAATGATCAAGCAAAAAAAGTAGGAGAACTATTCTAATGGAAGTGGTAATATTATCTGGTGGGTTTGATCCTGTACATGATGGACATATTCGTATGTTTAAAGATGCAGCATTAAAGTATGATAAGGTTCTTGTAGGGCTTAATTCTGACGACTGGTTAACTCGAAAAAAAGGTGCTTCGTTCATGCCTTTCAGTGTAAGAAAAAACATTTTAGAGTCCATAAAGTACATAGATTTTGTATACCCATTTGATGATTCAGATGACACAGCTATTGATTTAATAAATGATATGAATCATGCCTGGGGAGATGTAGCGTCTACAATTACCTTTGGCAATGGTGGTGACAGAAAAGACGGGAATTATCCAGAACTACATTTTTGTAGAGATATGAATATTCTTATTGACGATGATATTGGAGGATCTGATAAAGTTAACTCATCATCAAACTTTTTAGCAAATTGGCGATATAAACCTACAAAACGTGATTGGGGAATTTATGAAACTCTTTCTGACTATAAAACTGCAAAAGTAAAAGAACTTGTTGTAAATCCACAATCTCAACTCTCTTGGCAAGTTCACGAAGAGCGGAGTGAGATCTGGTTTGTGCGAGAAGGTAAAGGTACTATTTATTATTCTACTGATACACATGGCAAGCAAGTAGAAAAAAAGACTCTGTACAAAAACAACTATTTTGAAATACCAGTAGGAAGGTGGCACCAGTTAGTGAATGAAACTAAAGAACTTTTATCAATTATTGAAATTCAGTATGGCACTAATTGTGTTGAGTCCGATATCTTACGCGGAAGCAGACCCAGCACAGATTAAATGTGCAGCTGATAATATTTATTGGGAAGCACGTAATCAACCTGTAAAAGGCATGATTGCAGTTGCTTGGGTTGTGCGTAATCGTGTTTTTGATGATCGTTTTCCTGATAATTACTGCGATGTAATTAAGGAAGGACCAATACGTGCTTCTTGGAAAAACCCTGATCTAATGTACCCAATACGTAATCGTTGCCAGTTCTCTTGGTTTTGTGATGGAAAAGATGATGAGATACCTACAGGCGATAAATTTATTTATGAAGTAGCTCATGCTGTTGCTTTTAAAGTATATTATGGGATGCTTTCAGATTTTAGTCAAAATGCTACTCACTATCATGCTGATTATGTTCGCCCACGATGGGCTAATACAAAAACATTAGTTACTGTTATAGGTAACCACTTATTTTATGTATGGAATTAATAAAATGATAAAATTGTCCATCTATACAACGCTCAAAGCAGGAGTTCTTGATCCTCAAGCTAAAGCTATCACCGGCACTTTAAATTCTATGGGCTATAATCAAGTGTCTCATATAGAGATGGGTAAAACATTTATCCTAGATATAGACACTGATGATGAAAGTAAAGCAATTCACCTAGGTCATAAGATGTGTCAGTCTTTACTCGCAAATACCACAATGGAAGATTACACAGTTACTGTCGTAGAATAAAAAATCTTCTTGCTTTTTTATTAATTTTTTAGTATATTATTAGAGTAGATGCTCAGTTGAGGTCTACTTTAACTTTCTTGCTTATAAAAAAGGAGAATAATGATGACTGGATCATTCGCATACCCTAATAGTGTCTTTTTAGGCTTTGACCACATAGCCGAAGAACTAACCCGCATTCGTGAAAAAGCAAACGATGCATACCCACCCCATAATGTTGTAAAAACTGACGAAATGAAGTATACTGTAGAACTTGCAGTAGCCGGCTTTACTCGTGAAGATATTGACATTGAAGTTAAAGATCATGTCTTAACTATCAAAGGTGAGCGTGCGCAACGCAGACCACAAGAACACTATATTCATAGAGGTCTGTCTACTCGTAAGTTTACTCGAAGCTTTAGATTAAGTGAATATACAGAAGTCGTTGGAGCTGATCTTCGTGACGGAATTTTAATTATCGATTTAGAGGTTATTATTCCACAGGACGAATTACCTAAGAAAATAACGATCAAAAGGTAAAAGAAGATAGCGTCTCATCGTTAAATTTTAACTTTGGGAGAAACACAATGACAACACTAGTACGTAACTATTCAGCTAGTTTATTTGAATCAATCTATGCCTTACTACAAAAAATTGAAAACGCATTTTTGTTAGCACGTCAAATGCAGGCTAATCATTATGCAGCAAAATTACTTTCTGATGCAGAATACAAAGGTAAAGAATACCACCGTATCCTATCAGAAATGAATGACGCAAGTAGAAAGTCATATGGTGTAAAATAATGTTAAAATTTTTTTACAACTTTTATTCAAATGATACTGCTGTTAATCAAGTATTGAATCGTCAGTCAACCTTATTTGGTATGTCTAACTGGCGAACACTTTAATAAACCTTTGTGCAAAGGGAGCTACGAGAGTAGCTCCTTTCTTGCTTTATGCTTATTTATCTTGTAATATCTTTTTATAAACTTTAAAAATGGAGAAAAACAATGTCTGGCACTTTTCGCTTCAGCTATGATGCTGATTATAATCAAAACAAATCTATGGTAAAAGAGACTCTACCATCAATTAATTACGAATTTCAAACTGAAGAAGGTTCAGGCTTAGATGATGTACTGACAAGCGACATTCAATTTCATTTTAATGCTTTCTTAAGAGGTTTAGGTTATGTCACTGAAGTAGAGGAAGATTAATGAGAAAACTATTGTTAGACGCTGTGCGCACACACGCACAAGGACATATTGAAAAGCATCGAGCTAACATAGAAGTCTACTTAGCTCATCCTGTTGGTATTGGTGAGCATTCTGATATCATCGAAGCTATTGAAATAGAACTTGAGCAAATTGCTAAATATGAAGATCAAATTGATATCTTAGACAGTTATTTTGAAGGATACTAAGCATGGAACTAATAATCATAGTCGGAATGTTATTTTTTAATTCAAATGCTGATTTCTTTGAAGCTGAAAAGCAACAGCTTGCTGAGGGATATGTTTGGAAAAACTTACCAGAGTGTAGAGAAGTAAATGCTTCTCTGCCATCTCTTGTTATAGAACCTGGGAACGGTAAATCATTAGTTTGTTACAAGTTATCAAAATGAGGTCAAAAATGAATCCAAACCCACACTATATAAATATGATAATAAATTTTAGTATACTAGGAATGCTTATTTACGTTGCATTACAAGTTTCTTAGTAGGAGATGTAATGAAAAAATTACTACTAGCTTTTTTACTAACTACTTCTTGTTCGTCTGTATATGCAGAGACTGTACAAGACCACTATAAAAGTGTCATAGTCAAGTCACCTTATGTTGTTGAGATCTGCTCTGAAGGTAATGGTAAATCAGATATTGAAAATTTACTTGAGGGCGCGATCGTTGGAGGAGCTATAGGAAATAATGTTCCAGGTGAAGAAGGTGGCGGAGCTATCGGAGCAATTATCGGAGGCATTCTAAATTCAGAGCGTAACAAAGGCACTCGTTGTCGCACTGAAACTAGATATAATGAAGAATATGAAAATGTATATTCACACTCTACTGTAACTTTTTTACATGATGGTAGACAATATACTTTACGATTTAATAAATAAGAGTGAAGTGTTACGGAAGCACGGCTGGCTCCAACCCAGCAGGATAGGGTTCAATTCCTTACACTCCTGCCATTTCAACCTTTTCAGTGGGGCTAGTAGCATTTTGGGAATGCGCCGTTTACTCGGAGATGGAGGTTCAAATCCCCCGGCTCCTCCAAAAGGATTTTAATGAAAATAGGTTTTTATGGTGCAAGTGAAGTTGCTTGGACAGACTACAAAATTAATGGTGTTTCTTCTTGGAATGATATGGTCTGTGAGTACTTTAATGCTGAACAAATAAATCATGCAGTGCTTGAAGGATCTTCAGAGCGTGCACTATTAAAATTAAAATCTACTAAAGAAAAACTCGATCTTGCAGTAATTAGTCTTAGAAACTGTTTTAAATTTACACCAATGGTTTATTGTGATCGTGACTTTCCTATTGGAAGACTATCTGCAAATGCAGAAACTGCTAGAGAATGGTACAACTATGTAGGCACTAAAAAGAAAAAAGACGGAAGAGACTCTGTAAAAAAACAATTTGGATCTGAGGATGAGTTTTACAATACTTGGAGTTTGTTTAAAAAACACCTTTACTCTCCTGATCTACAAATGATAAGACATGCTGGAGCACTTATTCAAATAAATCAATATGTTTCAGCATTTAAAATACCAACAGTTTTTATAATTAAAAATGAAAATTTACCTCCTTGGGTTACGCTAAGTGGAGGAATTAATTCTGATGAAATATCAACACTCTATGAACAAAATAGACAGCACAACAATCTTCCAAATAACTTGAGTGCTGAAGGCCAAAAAATAATTGCAAAATACTTTGTAAAATTAATTGAAAGAGAGAATCTTATATGATAGGGAAAAACATACCTTACATTGAATTTATGACTCGTGTTCGCGATGATAGTATTGACGGACCGAACCCATTTAGATGGGAAGTTGCATCAACTGACCAATTATTTGGGGACAAGCGAGTGCTTGTATTTTCACTCCCAGGAGCGTTTACCCCAACTTGTTCAACATATCAACTGCCAGGATTTGAAGATAACTACAATCGATTTAAGTCTGCAGGTATAGATGAAATATACTGTGTGTCTGTTAATGATGCTTTTGTTATGAACAAATGGGCAAAAGATCAATGTATTGAGCGTGTTAAAGTGATACCTGACGGTAATGGAGAGCTTACTGAGGCACTTGATATGCTTGTTAATAAAAAGCATTTAGGATTTGGTTATCGCTCTTGGCGCTACGCATTTGTAGCTGAGGATACAATGATTACTGATTGGTATGAAGAGCCAGGCAAGAATCAGCTTGGCGATGATGATGACCCGTATAGCGAAACATCCCCAGAAACAATATACAAAGACCTAACAGGAGAGTCTATATCTGATGAATAGGGTTTGGCGAATATGGGCTAAAACTATTGGATCAAAAATTGGAGATAACCGTGAAAGTGATCTTGCTGCAATTTTCCGCACCATATGGGTTATAACTCATATGGTTGCTTGCTTTTTTATTATTGTTCATAACGGTGTAAAACTTGGATGGTTCTAAAAAACTACTATACATCAATTTTTATAAAGGATCTATGGGTCATGCTGTTTTTAGAATAATTTGTTCTCATCATAACATTTTTTGGCATAAAGATTGGCGCAATCATTTAGATGCAGAATACACTGACCCACTTGATTTCCCAAATTGTGTTGATAATTTTAACGCAGAAAATTACAAGATAACTTTTGGTGGTGATTTTAAAACTAGCTTTTATAGTGTACACGCTCAAAGAACTAATAGTGACTTTGCTTCTTATGAATATCTTGCTCCTTATTTGCGCCTTTTTAAACAATCACAAAAAGAATATTTTCCTTTTAAAGGTCATAGATTAGCGATAAGAAAAGAAAAATCCAGAACTGATGCATTAGTTTTAAATAAGAGCACAACTCGCATTTATGTAAAAAAAGATCCTACTGTAAATGCTGCTAGGTTAGATAATATTAATATCAAAACAAAATCTCATAATGAAGATTTTATAAAAGATTGCATAAATCATATTAATGAATATGAGAAAAGATGTCACTATACTGTTGATTCAGATAATCTTTTTAGCACTGATTATAGTACATTTTTAACTGAGTATTTAAAACTTTGTTCATTTTTAGATCTACAACCTTTAATAAACTCAGTAAGAGCTTTTATACTACTACTAAACGAAAGACAGATAAGATAATCTGTCAAACTCAAAATAGAGGAAAAAATAATGAAATATAAACTACTAATTGGAAAACTACAAAGTGGTAAAACTACTACTGCTATTAAAATTTTTAAAGATTTATTACAGGAAGAAGATTGCCTTCCTATTTTTGCAACTCATCCTACAAACAATGTATATTCAGATTTAGTTTCTAAGTTTAAACTTGCTAATATTGAGGCTAACTTAGTTAATCCTAGAGATAATAGCACTGAGTTTAAGAAATTTCTTAACATACTTTTAAGAAACGGTACTACCCCAAATAACTTTGGTATTGTTGGTCTAAATAATATCAGCTTTCATCGAACAATAGGCTCTGCTATTTTACACTATCACGGTAAGAAGTCTATGATAGTTGATGAGTATGATATGAACCAAATAGAATTTACACGCAACTGGCAACCTGTTAAACGTGACTATGCCTTAAGATCTTATGCTATTGAAGATGTATTAGATGAAATGATACTACTTTCAGCAACCAATTTAGCAGCTGCTATTTCTGATCTATCTTTTAACTCAGATGATATTACTCCTATCACTCCTGGTGAAGGGTATAATATGAAGATAGACTGGGAAACAATCGGTGACAGAGAGATAAATGCTTTACGTGCTGGTCGCGATAGAGGATTTATTCAAGACATTGTAAATGAAACTGAACATAATGTGATGATTAATGTTGATACTAGAAAAGAGACACATGGATTAATAGCTGATGCATTATGTTATAACAATAGTTGTCATATTGTTAACTCTGATGAGGACTTTAACTTTGAAGATTTACAACATGATAAAAATGTTGTCATTGGAGGAGCTATGTTTGCTCGTGGGCAAACCTTTCCTAGAATTCAAACACTACTTATCGATAAACCCTCAGCTAATCAAGCAACACTTTTACAAGCAGTTGGAAGACTCTTTGGGTACAAAGATTATCCACTTCGAATAGTTTGTACTGCAGAACAGCGTGAAATGATACAAGAGGGACTTGATCTAGAAGAACGAATATCAGATAAAAACATACTTGCGCTAGCCCCTAAAATGAGGCATGAGTGGATTAAAGAGCAACTTGAATCACCAAAAAATTTAAAGGTGTTTGGCCCGAAAAACGGTGGTTGGAGACAGCGTATTATTGATGACTGGGCTGTTGAAAAACCGCATAAGATTATTCCTTATGATGAAAAATACTACTCAATGCCAGAGTTTGTAACAATGCTACAAAAACGTGTAGAGGGAACTCCTCCTCCTAGAGGCAAAGATGGTAACTATTTTGGTACTACTAAATGGGGTAATCGCTCAGTAGAAAAGTTTATATCTGACTTTGTAAATCAGCATCCACAAGGTAAAACTCTTTCGGAACTAAACGAAAAAGGTGAGCTTAGACGAAAGCAAATTGTTCCTCCTCTGTTTGAGACTTGGAGTAGTGATGGTACAACAGAATATGAATATGAACAGGTTGATCGAGATATACACAAGATTGATGATTTAAAAGATCACTTCTATATTGATAATGGGTATGCTGACATTCATGTTAGACAGCAATGTGACTCTGACTATGTAGGTTCTATACTTAATACAGGAGAAATAGCACTTTGGAAGAATCTCAACATTTTACCAGAAGATAGAAGCAAAGGAGTGTTTGATAATGATCTATAGAGTTTCAGTAGAGCCTAAATGGAAAAAGAGTATTGAAGAGATAGAACGTTGGACTTCCACTGAAAATCCTCGTGTTTATGAGCGAAATATTGGCTGGCGTTGGGGTTCTTATAATTTAACCATTACTGAAGAAGAGTTAAAAGAACTTCAAGAGTGGCAAGATAATGATTCGTTAGAGATAACTGCCTATGAACGCTGGGAGCTTGAAAGCACTTGGGATAGTGTATGGTGTGACTGGTCTACGTTTGCACTTAACTCAAGCAAAGAAACAAACCAGGATATCAAGGAAGAACTTGAAGAAATGGAAGATGCAGAGCTATGGCTAGAGACACAAGAATACTACCCAGAGATTGATGAGGTATGGATTCACTCTGGTATAAAAGTTGAAGTGTTAGAGCAAATAGAGGAAGACTTATGAAACTAATAGCATCAATCACTGCTGCAGCATTGTTATCATACAGCGCTCACGCAGGTGAATGGAGAACAAAACCTGTACAATGTGGATCAATAGAAGAAATTGGTGTAATACTTCAACAACAGGGAGAAGAGTACCTGCTAAATGGTCTAGGTATTTCTTATGATACTGATCTTAAAGAATTTACAGTACAGGTTGGTCTTTGGACTAATCAAGAAACAGGATCATGGTCAATATTAGAAACTGACGGTAGCGAAGCGTGTGTGCTAGCTTACGGTGATAATTTAAGATTTGATTTACTTGACAGTAATGACTCCAAAAAATTAAAAAATAAGACGTTTTAATACAGGGTAGACAACTTTTTATTTTGTGCTATCATAAGCATGTACTAGGATATTCCTAGTCACCCACGTGAGCGACGGGGTAAAGCCGTCAAGCGAGGAGATAAAAAATGGAAGCACTCACACTGTGGATGGCTATCGGCTTTCTATTTGCTGGTTATGCTGTTATCGCAAACGATTCTGTACAAACTCTCGGTACATGGATCGCATCAAATAATGAGAGATTTAGTTGGAAAATAATGTGGGGAGCTGCTTCAGTAGTTCTCCTTTATACTTTGTGGTATGGCTGGTATACTCATGGTGGAGACATCTCATACGGCAGATTAAATAAAATACCATTTCAAGAGATTAAATGGTATCATGCTATGGCACCAGCTATTCTACTAATTTTAACCCGAATAGGCGTACCAGTGAGTACGTCTTTTTTAGTTTTAAGTGCCTTTGCATCAACCTTTGTGTTAGAAAAAATGCTGATCAAATCTATGATGGGCTATGCTGTTGCAGCAGTTGCAGCTTATGCAATTTGGATAGTGGTAAGTAAAATACTGAATGAAGCAAATCCAGTAAAAGAAGAACACAAACGATGGTGGAGAGTTGGACAATGGGTAACCACAGGTTTATTATGGTTCACTTGGTTATCGCATGATATGGCAAACATTGCAGTATTTCTCCCACGACAGATACCAGTGGACTTAATGATTGTAATCAGCATACTGTTTATTGGAGGCATGGCTTTTATGTTTCGAGAAGGCGGTGGTAAAATACAAAATATTGTGATTGAAAAGCATAACACACGTTATGTGCGTTCAGCTACAATAATCGATGCAGTGTATTGGCTAATCCTTTGGTTTTTCAAAGAACTCAATGATATACCAATGAGCACTACTTGGGTCTTTGTTGGGCTACTGTGTGGTCGAGAACTTGCTATGGCAACAATTACTGGTAAACAAAAGTGGAGAACTGTGTTTCCACTAGTAACAAAAGACTTTATCAAAATGATGATTGGGTTAGGAGCTTCTGTGGCTGTCGTGTTATCAATTCACTACGTTATAGTGCCTAATGGACTTCACTAGTGGACGATTTGCAATAGAGCAATTACGCATATAACACACAAAAGAGCACTTTTGTAGAGCAATGCCTTAACTTTTAGGCATTGCTTTTTTGTTATATGCATGCTAATATTGTTGCATAGCTTGAACGAATTGATACGCTGGCGAACAGCGCGGCACAAACTATTCGACATAGTGCGACCGTAGGGAGCTATAGTATAAACGTAGTTTATTAGTGTTCTAGCCCAGACCTGCGTCTACATTTCACTTGCTTTTTTCCTTATTTTTTGATATATTTCTTATAATGATTTTTGAGAGGAGATTTTTATATGCCAAATTGGTGCGATAATACATTGACTATTAGTGGTTCTAAAGAACAAATAGACAGTCTTGAAAAAGTAATTAATGATTTTGAAGATACTGAAACTGAAGATCCTGCTTTTTTTGGTCACTATGTTCCAGTAACAGAAGAAGATCAAACTGTATGGGGTCAGGCAACAGCTTGGGGAACAAAATGGGAACCTCAAATATATGATTGGTACAGAGATGAAGACTCTGTAATCATTCAAATGAGTACCGCTTGGGGACCTCCGATTGAGTTTTATGAGCAGATGGAAGAAAAACACAACTTTTCTATTCAAGCATCTTATTATGAGCCTGGAATGTGTTTTGTCGGTGAATATGGTGGTGAGCATTTTGACTATGCAGAGATGAATTCTGAAGATGTTCGTTCTGAAATACCTGAGTGGTTAGATGAAATGTATGGTATTTCTGAGTCATTGGCAGAATACGAAGAGGAAGAGCGGGAAGAAGAAGCTCGTCTGCAACAACCTAAAGAGGAACAGCTTGAGTTTGATTATGATAGGTATAATGGCGGAGTAGAGGATTTTGGAAAGTAAGATACAAAAGTATACTGATCCTTGGACACACTATGTGATTGATGACTTTCTTTCCCCTGAGAGATTTGAAGAAGTTATTAACTTACTTAACACTGAAGAGGAGTATCTTGATTTATTTGGTTTTTACTCTCGTAGCAATCACTATTACAGGTTTGAGAAAAAAGATATAATTCCTGAGATTAATGAAGTTTTTGATAAACTATTTCCAGATAGAGATTCAAATTTAAAAAAGATTAATCACTGGTCAATTCATCCATCAAATTTTAACTATAATCTTCATGTCGATAATAAGAGTAGACTTTATACGGCAGTACTCTACCTAAAACCTGACAATAATATTGGCACATTTTTAGCTAAAAATAAAAGTCCGTTTATAGACAATCATCAAAAACCTGCTTTTAAAAGTGACTATGATGTAGAGGTAAAGTTTAAACCTAATAGATTATTACTACACAAATCAGAACCTCATACTTGGCATTCTTATGCCTCTTCTACCCGGAGGTGTACTTTTAATTCTTTTTTAATTGATCCTACGTTAGTTGAAGAAGGTAGACCTGAAAAAGACAACAAATATCATATTGACATAACTGGAGGATAAAATGGCGAAAAATAATAGACCCGACCCTGTTGGGAAATGTGAAATATGTACTATCAATTTATACGCTCACTCAGGTAATATACCTGAGATTTGGCCATGCAACGTCAAAGGTTGTCCCTATGAAAAAGCTACAAGCCAAGACTCACATTTACAAATAGCTCATGGATCTGCTACAGGAACTGGGTTAGGACAGATAGATTTTTAAAATGAGCAAAGATGAAAAAGAACTAGACGATTTACTAACAGAAGTTGATATTTTGAAACGAAATGTTTTTGATCTTAACACACAGCTATATGAAGCTTACAAACGTATAAAAGAGTTAAGAGAGAAACTTGATCAATCTTGATAGGCAGCTTTATTATACTTATAATAATAAACGTTATAAGTCTAAATGGTTAGCACTACAAGCAGCTTCTGATGAAGGGTTTAAGGGTTATGAAGGTTATTCCAAAATTGGAGTAGCACTCGGTAATCATCTTAAACCCTTTTCTGATGCTAACTGGGATCAAGAGCCAGAAGAAGACTGGATTGATATGTGTCGAGATCGTCTTCAAATGATTAGAGATTCTACTCCTTATATGATTCTTTCTTTTAGTGGAGGCTCTGACTCACTTTTTATACTTGAGCTTGCGTTAAAATATAATATTAAAGTTGATGAGATTTTAATATATCGAGATACAATGATTAGTCCATCTCAGTATGAAAACGGAATTCATGCAGGTAATTATGAAATAGATAAATATGCAATTCCTTTTGTTAAAAACTTAAGCATAAAGGTTACAGTAACAAATAGTGGTATCAATACAATAAATGATTATGCTGCAGTTACGACTCCAACTCATTATTTAGAAGATGGCTGGAGGTTAAATATGGATATTACTAAAACTTTAAGCCCGTATATGAATAGGAATCTTAAAGATGATAAATCTTTAATAGTAAGGGGAGTAAGCGAACCTCAATTATATTTTGACGCTTCTTTAAAGAGTTGGTATAATCTTACTTATGATACTGATAACTTTCAAGCATTAATGGTACCAGGATCAGTTTCTTTCTTTACTGATCCTAATGACCCTAGAATCCATATTAAACAATGTTATTTACTTAGAAATTATTTAAAAAATAATAATCTTTTTAATGTATCTCCTAAAAATAATTATAAATCTTATAAAAAAGCTATGGTTGAATCTACTAGATATCTAAATTCTTTTAATACTTATGATTCTTTATACTTTGATAAAAATGACTCAAAATTGTTAAAAAATCAATCACCAATGATTAGCGTATTTTCAAATAGAAAAACTAAAGCATTTTTTAATACGTTAAAAAATCATTATACAACATACTTTAATGATTATATAAATATAATATCTAAAAATAAAATTGATGATATTCCTTTAATTAGTTACCCTTTTGGGGTTGAAATTCATAAAACATACTTAAGAGGTTAAAAATGAAAAAAATACTACTTACAACTACTTTACTTTCTACTCTATTAATAACACCAGTATTAGCTAAAGAAAAACTTTATGCAATAAATTCTGGTTCCTTAACAGGAAGTCACTCTGTTATGACAGCAGGTTGGGCTAATGATCTTGCATTGCATTATGATGTTCAAATCATACAAGCAAAAGGCTGTGTTAAAACTCAAGCTGTTCTAGAAAAACTTAAGGGCGAACATGCAATATATAACTACTCGTCAAAGTGGAACAACAAAGAAGAGTGCTTATCAATCGCTCCCACACAAAGTACAATACTTTATGGAGACTTAGTAAATGGTGTTGTATTCACTAAAAATGATAACAACGTCCCTCTTGCTACAGATGGTGTAACTGTTGCCTATACTGACGATTTATCAGGTGAGTGGTTAGCTCAAATTGAAACTAACCAAAATATTACTTTTAATAAAGTAAGATATGGCGGATCTCAAGAACTTGTCGTAGCCGTGATGAACGGTGAAGCTGATTTTTCAATTACATCTTCTCCAAAACATTTTTATGAAAAGTCAAATGACCTAAAAGCAGTTTTTAACTTATCTAGTCAAGAAGTAGAAGGAATTCCTTCTTTACAGGAACTAGGGGCTTCTTCTTTTACAAAAGTAGGATCGACTGTTTATGCAGGTCCTGATAGAGACTCTTTCAGAGTTTCAATGAAAGAAGTTTATGTAGACGGATCTTCCTCTAAAAACTACCATGATGTTTCTCTTGGAACTATATCCTACATTAGTAAGTCAGTTGATGAAAATTGGGAATTAGTAAAAAATAACTGATGACTATATTGCTACTTGGTATTCTGAGTGGTGTAGTGGCAGGACTCTTACCTGGTGTAGGGGTCTTTGTTACTATGCTAAGTCTGTATCCATTCTTAATTGACTTATCAATTATCGACTTAACAGTTTTTTACATAGCTTTAGTTTCGACTACTCAATACATAGGAAGTGTTACTGCAACCTACTTAGGGATACCAGGCGAGAGTAGCTCTTTACCTGCTGTTATTGAAGGAAATTCGCTACATAAAAAAGGATTTGGTAGTTTAGCAATTAGTGGAGCAGCTTTAGGCAGTTTGTTAGGAGCTTTTTTAACTCTTGGATTGATAACTTTATTTAGTTTTTTACTCCCCCACTTATACTCTTTTTATAATACTTACATACAGTTTATCATTTTTAGTGGGATAATTATTTATTTAATATTTTCTAGTAAATCTGGCTGGTTCATAGCATTACTACTATCAATACTAGCTTTTTATTTAAGATCAATTGGTTGTGTAGAAATTAATAGAAAATCTGATATTTGTAATATGCCTATTGATAATGTAGATTTAACAACTGGTTTACCAGTTTTAAGTGTTGTATGCGCAGTCTACGTTTTTCCGCAACTGCTAAAAGTATATAAGCCTGATAAATCTATTAACGAACAAAACTATGCCTTGCTTTACCACATTAAATATTTTTTACAAAATGTATCAAGCTCTATTAGAGGCACTATAACAGGTTTTTTCTTAGGATTTACACCTGGATCTTCAAACACACTCTCATCTAATACTGCATATAGGAATGAAGTTTTAATTCAGACTAAAAAGAAAAAGTACGAAGAGGGTAACTATAATGCCCTCATAGCAGCTGAATCTGCGAACAACGCTGCTGCTTTCACCACTCTTCTTCCTCTTTTTATTATTGGTATCCCTATCAGTGCTTCTGAGCTATTATTTTATGACATGATTATGTTAAAAGGTTTGATATTTTCTCAACATTTTGACGTATCATTTTTTATGACTCATATTGCTACTAGTTTAGTTATCATTAATTTACTAGCTTTTATGATAGCTTGGCCGCTGTCTAAATTTGCTAAATATCTATACTATGTTCCACAAATATTAACTAATATTTTAGTATTTATATTACTTTGTTTTGCTATATATCAGTTAGGTTCTTCTTCTTTACAAGAACTTTACTATTTAACAGTTTTTCTTTTGTTCTTGCCTGTTGGTTTTCTTTTTCGTAATATAGATACACTTCCTTTTGTATTTGTATTTTTACTTCAGGATAGAATATATAGTTTAGCGATTACCACAAGTGATCTTTTAAATTTGAATATCTTTTAACCACTAATAACAATCTCTGAGACTTTTTGATTGCCTGGCGGTTATTTTTTTGATATTCTCTATATATCAAATGAAGAGAGGCATCATCCTCCGAGCAAATGCCCTATCGCTTCGGCGTCACGGTTTGCGAAAGGTAAAGTCGGGTTAATGATCCAACGGAGTCACGGAAAGAGTCTCAGCCTCTCCTCTCTTTGATCGTAGTGAAGGCGATAACTTCACGCAGATGGAAAGCGATATCATCATCGTCAAAACCTGATTAGACGTAAAAAATGTCAGAGGAGGAGCGAAACCTACCAAAGTGGTTAAGTCGCGTAGAGCAAGTAGAGTACCAAATAGTTGTGTGCTCCTTGTAACAGTCTTGGAGGCGCGGATATACCTCCCCTTACAGCTAACGGTGTGCTCCTCCGTATGTGTCGCCTACCTATTGCGCGAGTTGAGCACCCGTTTTCGGCAAGAGTACTTATTCTATATTCCTTCACCAGAGGGTTTCATAGGTCGGAGTGCTCACTTAACAAGCGGGTGAAGCGGGGCTATGTTAAGATCATTTTGATGTTTCGGTAAGGTAACCATCGTAAAAAAACCTTCCACAAAGACCACAGGGGAGTGCTGTAAGTAGTCGAACGCAAGTCAAGCTGATAATGTGAAGGTAAAGAACCCTGAACTAGGCATCTTAAAATTAAACTTCGCTAGTAGAGAACACACTCTCCCCCCTGTTTTTGCCTTGCTTAATGCTAAATTTATTGTTATTATCTATAAAGAAAATGAGGGAAGGGAACGCCTCTTGACTGTTCCTCAATGTTTCAGAGCTAATGAGGTGAATTATGGCTGAAGCTACCCAAAAGTCTGCTAACTACACAGCAGCAATGGTTGACCAGATGGTCTCAATGTACAACGAATTAGGCAATGACGGAATTGAAGACATTGCAATTGAATTAGACAAGTCTGTTCGATCAGTTCGTTCAAAGTTGGTTCGTGAAGGTGTGTATATCGCATCTCCAAAGAAATCAGCTTCAAAGCAAGAAGGTCCGAGCAAAAAGGAAATCTTGCGTGATATCGAGTCTTTCGGATTTGATGTTACAGGTTTTGAAGGCGCAACTAAACTTGCACTATCAAGGCTTAAAGACGTAGTAGCTAACTAAGTTACTACTGGTTACGCCTCTTGCTCCTCTTTCTTTCATAATTAGAGGCGTAACCCCAGTTTCTAATTAGTATAGGAGATTTATGTTCTATACTGATAGCCTGGTGTGGGCTTCTAATACACATGGGAGTGGTGGGTTTTGTCTCATCAAGCGCATCTGTCAGGGGTGGCAATTCCTGAGTCGGGGATGAGCGTTTGAACTCATCAGATATGTTGGCGAGGTTGGTGGCAGCATATCACGCAATGACTAGTCGAAAGGGTGGCACAGAAGCGATCATGACGTATATGTTAGCCCTTTTACATATTAGAGCAGGCAAGGTTGATCTCTTGCCTGCTTTTTTATTTGGAGATTAAATGTTTTACACAGAACCCTTTGAGTACATACTAATTGAGAACTGCTTATCTGATGAGCTTTTCAGCAGTATTTTAAATGAAGCAAAAGAACTTTTAGCGAATGTCTCAGAAAAAAGAGAAAATCCTTTTTTAAAAGAAGATATTTTTCCCTTTATTAATAAACAAATGTTAAATCAGTTTTCTAAAGTAAGGCAGTTTGATCCTAAATTCATGTTTAAAAGAGCAGAGTGGTCGCTTCAACCCCCAGGATATCATTTTAAAAAGCATGTAGACTTTGATGCAAAAATACTTACAGCTGTAATGTACGTTACTCCAGAGGAAAATTGTGGTACAATACTATATGATAAAGAAAATAATGAAATAGAAATTCCTTGGAAACCAAATTCTATATTTATTCACTGTCCTTTCGAAGGTACAGATCATAGTTATCATAACCCTTCAAAAACAGAGCATAGAGTTACAATTATGTGTCATTTTATGGACGCAAAACGACTTGATTTTCATAAGCTAGGTGATAAGAAATATTTTAAAAGTGCGTTTTCAAGACTTAAGTAAAACTTACAATTAGCTTGCTAAATGCCTTTCTTTTTGTTATTATTCTCTTACAATCAGAGGAGTAGGCATGACAACAGCAAGAAATATTATTAAAAATCGTATTCGTGCAGGCAACACACTACTTGGAGTAGGTTGTTATTCTGCGGCAATTCTTCCAAAAAATACTTCAGACAGCAAAGTAATCAAAGTAGGTAACACAGTTGATGATCCGTGGTTAGAGTATTATGAGTATGCTATTTCAAAAGCACCAGATAATCCTTACTTTCCAAAAGTTCATGATTTGCATATTGACTATCAGCATGATTACTATGTTGCAGTAGTTGAAAAATTAGACGCAGTTCATGATTGTTGCGCTCGTAATGAATCGTTGGAAGGCATGATTGCTGATTGGTGTAAAGATGGTATAGATTTACACTCTCTGCAGATGTTGACAATCGATCATGATGTAGATAGTACTTGTCTACATGAAGCTGTTAATGCAATTAATCGTATCTATTTAGATGTCTCAGAAGCTGCTTATGAATGTGACGGAGATTGTGAGGCGGCTCAAGCAGCTTGGAATGAAGATGATTGTGATTGGGATGATTATGACTGTTCTTGTGTTGAAAGCACACTTAATATTGATTTGCACTCTGGCAACTTTATGTATCGTGAAAACGGTGATCTTGTAATTAATGACCCACTCTGTCACTCAAACATGGAGGATGTTGATGATATCGTTAACTGGGCTGATGAGCATTTACCACAATCACGAACAAATGGGTAGGAAAAGCATATGATATACATACTTGTAGCACTTGAAAGTGAATTTAGTCACACTGAGCCAGATCATAGATTTACAAAAGTTTATACAGGAGTAGGTAAAGTAAATGCAGCAATTGCTGCTACTGAAGTATGTCTACGCTATGATTGTGACTCGGTCATTAACTTTGGCACGGCTGGAACTCTTAAACCAGAACTTGCAGGACAGTTATTAAAGTTTGGTTCTATTAGGCAACGTGATATGGATGCTAGACCACAAGCACCGCTTGGTATAACTCCTTTTGAGTATTCAGTAGTAAAAGGTGATATTATTTTAGACTCTGGAATACACAGTTTAAGTACAGGAGATAACTTTGTACAATCATCTCCAGAACTGTACGCAGAGTGTGTTGACATGGAGGCTTATGCTATTGCAAAAGCATGTCACCGTTTTAAAAAACCTTTCTCTTGCTACAAATATATCACAGACTTAGCCGATGAAAACGCTGCTAAAACTTGGGAGGCTTTACACAGAACAGGATCAAACGCATTTTATAATAAACTTTATGGAGAGTTACTTGGATAAAGAAATGAGAGAAATTATTCAACGAGATGAAAAAATAACACAACTGAAACGAGATATAGCACGTTTTAGGCAAGAGTATTCTATATACTTTGACGCTGATATGAAAGAACGCAAACCTGCTCCTACTAAAAAATCGTTACTTGATAAGTTGCAACAGTTCTCTAAAAAGTAATTCTCTCTTGCTTTTTAGCCTTTCTTTTGGTATGATATTTCTATAATGAGAAAAGGAGCAAAATATGTTAGCAGAAAAGTTAAGACAATTTCGTAAATGCGATTCTTCAGATGAGATGGCACCTCTACTACAAGAGTTTGCAAACATTGCAGATGATGCTACCGACAGGCTAAGATTAGCACAGCTTACTTATACACCTATTGAAAGTATCCTCTTATACGTTAAAGAAGAGGCAGAAGCTAGATACGCACTAAATTTAGCAGATGAATGGTATGATAGTTATTTAGAAGATGAACAACATGAGTTGGAATACTCAAGAGAGCTTGATGATGTGCTATATGCAGATAGGTTTTAATCATGGGTAAAATTAAAAGCGCAATCGAAGATGGTCTAAGTTTTGCTACAGATCACTATAATATTAGTATAGATGAGTTTATGCAGCTCTCTTTAGCAAAGTTTGGGGCAAACACTCTTGAATATGAGTCATCTGTTCATGAGTATTTACTGATACAAGAAGAAATGGCAGAAATGAGTGAGGTATGGGATAATGAACATGAATTACAATAATAATGGTAAATTAGCTTTTAAACTAATGGAGAAGTTTGATCCACAAGAGGCACTATTTTTAGAGTGGAAAACTCGTATCAATATTCTTTGTTCGTCAAACTTTGGGTGTCATGAAGATGATTTACCTGATGCTTCGTGGAGAGATTATTTTGAAGATGGATTAACTCCTAGCCAAGCTATATCGTTCGCAGTTATGGATTACTGGTACGATATTCCAGAAATAGAAGAACTTTGGCAGGGAGGGTAATTTGTTGGTATACTGTGACTACTTAGCTGATTTGATAAAGCGAAGTCTTTCAGCAGATAATTTTATTGTTGCAAACGTACAAGGAGTTATCAATGATGTTGTTGAAGATCGACTAATTAGCATGAAAAAAGCAATTTTAGTTACTGATAATAATGGTAAGCGTTATAGAATTTTAGTGGAGGAGTATCATGGCGACTGAGCTTGAAAATAAACTTGAAACACTTATGGATGAGATTGAGCAAGTTATGGAAGATCGTCAAGCACGAATTGAAGAACTCAAGGGAGAGATTGAGGAGATTGAAGAATCAAACTCAAAACTTGAGGAAAAAATAGCAGAACTACTTGGAGGATTTAAATGATAACTATAACAAAAGAAAATGGCATTAAGAGTTTCCACTCTGATAACCACGGACTATCCCAAGAAGAACGTCACGCACAGTTTATTCAAGCTGTTAGCAAAGTCAAACTTGAAGAGATGATTGCAGAACATGGCGAGCAGTGGGTTCTCGACACTGTAGAAGAACTTATACTTAAAGGCATACCTGCATGAGTGCTAGAATAGCCCAACTTGAAGAAAGACTCGATCGACTTGATAGATTTATTGAGGGTCTTCACCCAGCAAGTTGGGCTTACTCTTTTTGGACTAAAACTAGAAGCAAGATTTTCAGAGTGCTTAAAGATGAGCTTGATAACCCTAACCTCATTAGATTGCGAGTTATACCATGATAGATAAAGATACTACTCCTGAGTTTTCTGAAGCTGTAAAAAAGTTTGTTGGAAAGCCTCAATACAATCAATCAGTATTTTACACCTACAATGAAAAACAAAACTTATTTTATTTTTACACTCCTGTTGGTGATGGTCGTGAGATCGCACCGATTGGTATGTTTTCTACTATAAACACTGACTCAATTCCATATGATCCCGCAGAGCTTGTAGACACGATTGCTGATACTATGAGTCGGGCAGAGAGAATGTTCAGCATAGAATGACAGGATTAAGAAGTAAAATTACTATCCGTATGGATCATCTACAAGCGCTGATGGAGTCTAACTCACATCTTAACAGACCTGAGTATGTACTTGATGTGATTGATTCTGTTAGTAAGTTTTGGAGCGTTCTCTCAGAGGAAGATAGAGATTATATTCATGGAGCACGCTATGCTATTGAAGAAAATCATGAGTGGAATCTTCCTTGATTGTAAATGTTGTAGGTAATGGTCCGTCTTGCTATGATTTTGTACCAGACGGTAATGTCACAGTTGGTTGTAATGTTGGACTACTTAGTTCTAAACCTAATTGGTTAATGATGCAAGACGAGTTTACAATGAATTGTGTTGTCGATGAAAAACTTAAACCTATAGCTCCTGTTCATTTATCAATTCCTGCAATTCATTTTATTAACACATACTGGGAGAGAGAAAAAAGAGATAAGTTTTTAAACAAAATTAGCTTAAAAAAACTTACTCAATCACAACTATCTTTAATTCCTGCTACGTTTAATTTTTCAAAATTAAATATCATTAAGTACGGTAGAAACTATGCATGGGATCTACCTATTTCTTGTGGTTGTATGGCAGTTTTATTTGCTATAATTAAATATAATCCTACCCATATCCGTTGTTGGGGTTTTGACGCTCATAAACAAGGTAAAGTAGTAGATTTAGATCATCATTTGAATAGATCAGATGGTTATGCTTTATTTGATGAATCTATACTCCGAAGAAATAGAGATGAAAAATATAAGCACTATGATGATTCTGCGAGAGGTGAAGAGTATTCTAACCGAGGTTTTTTGTGGCAAAGAACTTTAGCAGGTATGAATTCATATTTTCCAGAGGTAAAGATAGAGATTATATAATGAAAGTAGCAATAATAGGTAATGGTCCCTCGTGGGAAAAATATGATGGATGGGGGGATGCCGTAATTGGGTGTAGCATGGGAGCGCCTATTGAAAGAGCTTATAATTTTACTATCGCTGGATACTTTAATTGGTTAGCAGATTATGTTACTCAAGATTCTTGGTCAATACCTTCAAAAGCTCCAATGTATTTGGCACCTCACGTAATGTACCAGTTTAAAAAGTATCTCAGTCTTGAAAAACAGCAAATACTTTTCGAAAGAGTAAATATTAAACTAGATTTTTCTATCATAAAACGTTTTCCAAAAAGTTTCCACATTGACACAAAACGAGTAGTAAGAGAGAGAATTCATAACGGAAAAGCATATTTAGGTGAAAAAAATAATAGTTTAAAAGCAATTACATCTGGACATTGGGCTATTATCTATGCTCAAGCTTTTTTCAATCCTACCCACATCCGTTGTTGGGGTTTTGACGCTCATTTAGATTATAAAACTAAAAGTGATACAATGTCCTTAGAGTATGGTTATCCTGAAGATAAACTTCCTCACAAAAGATCTGAACAACATCTATTATTAGCAAAGAGTTGGCCTGTCACTTTTAATTTTATTCAATCAGTTTATCCAAATTGTAAAATTGAAATTGTGCAATGAAAATAGCGGTGATAGGTAACGGCCCGTCCTACAAACAGTATGATGGATGGGGTGATGTAATAGTTGGTTGTAAATTAGGTGCTCCACTTCCAGTAAGCTATGAATTTACTACTAATTGTAATCCAAAGATATTTGATAGAATTTTAAAAGATTCTACTTGGAGCGTAAAATTTAAGGTAAAACAAATATTTCCTCTACACATGCACTATTATCTTAAAACTAATTTTACCGCAGTAGAACAAGAATATATTAAGTCAAAAATGGATGTTTCATATGACAAAGACTTATATAAACTTTTACCAAACCCTTTTCAGCCTAGCCCGAAGTCGTCAAAAAAATTAGGATTTATGTATAATAACGATTTAAAAAGAATTAGTACAGGTCATTGGAGTATAATTTTTTCTATGGCATTATATAACCCATTAGAGATTAGGTGTTATGGTTTTGATGCGCACTTTGACCCAAAACTTAAGCTTTATTCTACCTCTCATGCTATTACAACTGATAAAGCGGAAATGGATCGTAGAATCCAAGCTGGTTGGAATTATTTAATAGGAGCTGTGTATTGGAATGAGACTATAGATTTTTTAAGAAACCTTTATCACATACCTATTGAGTTAATACCTCCAAAATGATAAGTGATGATCGATGGCTAATAGTAACTTTCAGACCTGGAACTGGTGGTAAATTTTTATGTGCGTGTCTTATGGCTATTGATAGGATAGCACATTGGGCTCCAGAAGTAGAAAAAGATGCTAACTTGTGGCATGATTGGATTAATGGACTTTGGGGTAACCCATATGAATGGGTATCATGTGAGCCAGTTCATGATTGGAATCTACGCTTTTTTTCACGACAATTCGACAGAGGTTTACACTTATCTAGAGATGAGTTTTATTCACAAATTGCATCAGTTGGTAGCAATTACATTAATGAACTTTTACAGTCAGATAAGATTATACTTGATTTTTATCATAAAACACACCTACCAAGCTGGTGGGAACGCGCACATCATGTTAAATTAGACAAAGGATCAGATGAGTTATGGTATAGTATGCTATCCTCAAAAAACTATCTATGGGATGAAGATTCTAAAACAGGAATGATCACGGCTGATCGCCCGCAAAAACTTCATAATGATTCTGGTTATGCAAATCAGTGGAAATACAGCAACTTCACATCAAAACGCGAATGGTTAAATTATATTGTAAATCATGATCCTAGACTTAATTTTATTATTGACTCGCCTGACATCACACTAGATCAACTTTTAAACTTATCTGAGGTATTATCTCTTGTTGAAAGCGTTGCTAAGTCATTAAATTCAGACTTTAATGCTACTCTAGTTAAATCACTTCATAATCGCTGGATAAATCAGAATAAACTAGCATTTGGAACAATATAAAACTTGATAAATTGTCATAGCTGTGTCATAATTAACACTTCTCAGATAGTTGTCTGAGAACATAACAGGGTGAAACATTAGTTATAGAACACCCTCCTTTTGAAAGGTAAAAAATGAAACTAATTACAATACTTACCACTATCCTATCATCATTGCTATTTATCAATGTAGCCCAAGCTGATCCTATAAAGGTCGGCTTTGTTTATATTGGACCTGTTGGAGATCACGGTTGGACTTATCGTCACGACATTGGTAGACAACAAGTTGAAGAGGCTCTTGGAGATGCTGTAGAAACAAGCTATATTGAGAATGTGCAATATGGTCCACAAGCAAACCAGGTATTCAGAGAAATGGCGAAGACACATGATATTGTGTTTGGAACATCATTTGGTTATATGAATGATATGCTAAAAGTTGCGAAAGACTTTCCTGATGTAAAATTTGAACATGCAACAGGTTATATACAAAGTGAAAATCTAGCATCATACGGTCTTCGTCTTTATCAAGCAAGACACGTACAAGGTGTCATTGCGGGTATGATGACAGAGACTAACAAGATTTGTTATGTTGGAGCATTTCCAATACCTGAAGTCATTCGTGAAATTAACACATACTATCTTGGTGCAAAAAGCATGAATCCAGATGTTGAACTTATTGTCACTTGGGTAAACACTTGGTATGATCCAGGCAAAGAATCACAAGCTGCTGCCGTAATGTTAGCAGAAGGATGTGATATGGTAGCTCAACATACTGACTCACCTGCTCCTCTACAAGAGGCACAAAAGCAAGGTAAGTTGGGATTTGGTCAAGCATCAGATCAGTATAACTTTGCACCTGAAGCACAACTTACAGCAACAATCGATAACTGGGGTCCATACTATATTCGTAAAACTCAAGCTGTTATTGATGGCACTTGGGAAACAGGTAACTACTTTGGTCATATGAATGAAGGCGCTGTACAGATGGCACCATTCACAAATATGCCTGATGATGTAGCTGCAAAAGCTCAAGAGATTAAAGATGCAATTAGCGCTGGTGAATACTTTGCATTTACTGGACCTCTCTATGATAATGAAGGTAATTTACAACTTGCCGATGGTGAAGTTGCAAGTGATGATCATTTGAATCAGATGATGTATTATGTAGAAGGTATTAACGCAAAGGTTCCTAACTAAGATGATACCGGTAATTGATTTAAATGCAAGTGATGCTTTAGATCGCATTGACGAAGCCTACACAACAGTAGGCTTCGCAGTGTTTACTAATGCACTCGATCGACGTCGTCAAGAACTTATGAATGCTTGGTTTGAACAAGCCAAAGCATTCTTTGATCTAAGTTTAGATGAAAAGAAAGCCTATACCTATCAAGCAGAAAACAATCTTGGATATAGTATTGTTGGAGCAGAACATGTAGATCCAGATGCTCCTTCTGATATGAAAGAATCTTATAACTATAACGATAGCAGGATGCCTGACGCACTCTGGCCAGAGCATAACCTTCATTTTAAAGCATGTGCTCTTAGATCAATCAAAATAGCTGATGAGTTAACACTTCGTATCTTAGCTCACTTTGATACTATACTAGACTGTGGAAGCACTCTTGTAGATGCACACCTCTATCCTTATAATACTACTCGTATCATACACTATCCATCATACGCAGGTGAGCTTGAACCAAAACAGCTACGTATTGGAGAACACTCTGATTATGGTACGCTTACTCTCCTCTGGCAAATCAATGATGTACCAGGTTTACAAGTACAAGATTTAAGCGGTGATTGGCATTTAGTACCGTATGCTGAGAATGGAGTTGTAGTTAATATTGGTGATCTATTACAGCGTTGGACAAATGATTATTTTATCAGCACTCGACATCGTGTAGTAAATTCGCATATTCATCAAGAGCGATATTCGATGCCACATTTCGTAGATCCTACTCCTGGCACGATAATAACTAATTTACGAAATGAACCCGATAAGTATGAACCAATCGAATCAAAAGAATATCTAATGTGGCGTTTAGCACAAAGCTACTAAGGAGTAAGTTAGTAGTCTGCACCTTTCAAAGATGAATCTTAGCAATGGTACAAACCAAAAAAACTAATCTTTAAACCACTTGTAATCCCATAGCAATATTACGAAGTCTTAGTATAAACACCTAGATCTGCCATACCAAATATGTTAGAATATATCATAAATCAACTAACAACGCACTCCTCATTTCTAAACTTCTCATATATACTGATTACTACCATATTGCTATAGACAAATGCTAAAATCTATGCTAATATTAGTTATTCAAAGAGAAATAAACGCTGGTTGGTTTTCACACAGCGTATTTTTTTTGTGACAGCGATCACAGAGCTATCACATATGTTTCATAGCTATTTCAGCCCGTTTCACAGCTCGGATGACAGCGCAGTACACAGCAACAACTTGACCGTAGGGAGTTAGAGGGTACTCGCCATAAACGTAAGTTTATTCCTGTTCATCTATACTTGATAACATAACAGCTCTTTCCTTTAGCACGCGAAGCGTGCGTCCTGCTGTAGGTTATGTCACGAAGTGACAAACCTGCCTCCCTACAATCATCAAACTATTCATCAGCGTGCGAACGGAGTTCGCTTGCAGCTGCGCTGCGGGCACTCGACCAGCTGTTTTTTCATTTTTTTACTATGTTTTTCTACTAAAAAATGCATATATTTACTGCAAAACGATGTTTTTTACGCATTTCCTCGATATAATGGATATTTTTACATTATTTCGTAGATCTGCGACCGTAGGGAGCCAGTGCAGGCTTGCGCAATGGGCATTTTTTGTGATATTATACCAGGGTGGGGAGGGGTTTAAGCATAGACTATATGACTACATCTCATTTGCACTCATGTTAGCAAGTAAATCGACTTTTTACTTCACTTTTGCACTGGCGCGCTGGCGCCAGCTTTGCACAATCGACTTTCGACTTTGCACTGGTGCTACGCACTTCGTGCGGGCACAAAAAAAGGGGAGCATGCGCTCCCCTTTCTCTTAACAGTGTGCCCTACTGAGCAAGCACTGTCATTAAGTGGCTAATGGCTTCTTTCGTCGCCCCCTCCAAGCCACTCACATCATAACCGAAGTTATCCTGAAGCTCCTTAAGAAGTTCCTTCTTAGTTGGACCCATAACTCTAGTTGATTTAGTAACTGGCTTAGCGACGTAGACACCTTCGCGCACTAATTTAGAACGTACACTTCGCACTGACTTGTCGATCGCTGATGCGATATCGTTGACGTCAACACCTGCTTTGTAGTCAGATACGATTTTGGCGGTAAGTTCTGCTGAATAGTTTTGTGCTTTCATGTTTTGTTTCTCCTCTGTTTTCATTCTATAAAAAGAATATACAGAACTTTTCAGCAAGAAGCAAGCAAAAAGTGACTTTGAGAGTGTCAAACATTTGACAGAAGACTTGAGAAAAATGTCGACCTGCGTTTATTTTTTACTTGACAACGGATCGCAATTGCACTATAATACTGGCGCGTCGCACCACTACTAGAAGTTGTACTAGACTATTGATTTACTACTAATGGTTGTACAACTCACACGGGAAAATGTTCGAAGAAATACTACTTATGGTGGTGCTACGCACCTCACGTAGCACATTAAGAGTGTGAGCTAAAAATTTGGGTGGCTGTAAGTGATTGATATAATTGATTTTTTTGCATTAAAGGTGGGCGCTAAAGCATTGTTTTTATTGACAAAAACGGGGTCGGGCCCTCGCGACCCTAAGTGCTTGTTTTTATTGAGAAAAAGGGGATTTAGTAATCCCCTGTCCCTTCGATTTTTTGAGTGTATGCATCGCCATTTTTTGCCATGACAACATCTTCATAGGGTGATGCAATTCTGCGGTATAGTTCCAGCTTGCAACATTCAAGCGCGCCAATCATCTCATTTATGTGACGATAGCGAACGCCATGCTCTGTGAGATAATTATCAATCAGAGTAGAAACTAAAAAGTTTAGCTCGCCTGCATTGTTTGGAACAAATTGTAGAGCATCACCGAATAAGTTGTCTTCGGTTGCTGTTCTGTCTTCTTGTGTAATATAGGGCATTTTATGCTACCTTCCATGATTGGTTAAAATAATTTGAGTTATAATCTGAGAACGCTTTTACAGTTGCGTTGATGTGGTCTTCTGCGTCAATCCAAGTCCAGTTTTTAAAGTGAGTAAAAGCA